TACTACATGCAGCTCCAGGCTATCCGTGAGGCAGCGTTTGGCGAGATCCACGGTATCACGGCTGAGGATCTGTCGTTTATGAGCGAGCGAGAATGAGCGAGAAGCCCAAGCGCAAGAAAAGGAATGCCGTGTACCGCTCCCCCGAGAGTAGGGCACGGCAGCTCGCCGGTCTGGCTAACGTGTCGATAGAGAAACATGTGCCTGGTGTTATACAAGAGAAGGTGAACGGACAAGGGGCGCTTGCTGGGATCCCGCCGGAGATACAGAAGAAGGTGCTGGATCTGTTCATCACGGGGCAGCACAGCCGGGCGATAGCCATGCAGCTCGGGATCAGCGAGCGAAGTGTGGACGAGATTAAGGTGTCGGCGCTGGACATGGATAGCCAGTTCAGGAATGCGTACTTCAATACGAACTTGAAGGCGAAGCTCCAGAGCGTGATCGATGGGGCTGCACAGCGGGTCATGGAGCTGATGCCGGAGATGTCCGCGAAAGACGCCGTGCTGGCGTTAGGCATCACACTGGACAAGTATGCTAACCTAGAGAAGAACAAGACGCCGGATGCGCTGCATCAGCATGTTCACCTACATACGAACCAGGACATCTCTGCCGCTTTCATGGCGGCCCTTAAGCCGCCGAAAGCACAAGACCATGTTGGAACGATTGAAAACGAGTGATGCGATGGCAGGTCAACCTTGCAAATCGGATATTTCAAATTCAAATTTCAATGTAGATTCTAAAATCGAAAATCAAATTTGTCCTGCTGGAATTGAAATTGACCTGGCCATTTCAAATTCAAATTTGCCCTGCAAAAATCAAAATTCAAATTTGGTTTTACCGAACGGGATTGACCTGGCCAATGAGGTCCTGGACCTGCGCGATCTTACCGAGCGGTATTGGCGCATCATACAGACGCAGCACGTTCGGATCGCGTTGCTAGAGAACGACTTGCGATGTGTGAAGACTGCGAAGCCCTAGAGGAGGAAGCGCAGTTCTATGCTGCGGAGGCGCAGAAGTGGAAAGAGATGTATGAGCTAGCGCATAAACGAGAGGTAAGGTTAGCCCGGCAGCTCGCTACGTTGCTAGCGAGTCTGCGCAGGGTAGCGCGTGAAGTGCGTGGGGTTGGGCAGAATTAGGGCAAAAGAAAGCCCCTAGGCGCGTAACCTAGGGGCGTTTGTGGGCTAGTGCAGGCGGTAAACTACAGTCTGCACATCCTTGGACCAGCATGCGCGACAATCGTTACACTTGTTGCCTTGCGTAGGTGCCGGACACGTACCGCTTGTGGACGATACTTCGCTTGTCGTTACGCCTAGGCCCTCTGCTAGGCCGTTGGGGCCTGCTTTGTCTACCATGTAAGCGGATAGACGTACCGTAAGGTTGGCAGGAAAGCTGCCGAATAGCTCAACGTACTCACTCACAATGCCATATTCTTTAGTGGGCAACCAAAACTGTATTTCCGGCAACGCTATAGCGATGCGCACGATAGCTTTCAGGGTTTTGATGCTTTGAAGGTCACCAGAGTCAAACCAACGGAAAAAACCGCTCTTTTCGGTGTCGCGAATCTTGGCAATCATGGCCGGCACCCATTCAGGCGATTCCATTAGCGCCAAGCGCGCTTGCAGGGCTCGCTGTACGTTGGGCATGCGATAGAATCCCTTTAGCGCATAGCAGCCATGGCAGACGGAGCCCTCAACTTGTGCGAGCTTGGAGCCTGTTTTACATGCTAGGGCTGGAACGCTCCAACCTTGGCATGGCATTTTGGAGGGCTGTGATAGTGTGATGTTCATATGTTGCTTTTTTTAGTGTGTTTAACGGAGCGTCTTTGCTCCCTACTACGCACCCCGTGAGATGCGCAGTGTGGGAACCTAGGCGCAAAAAGAAGCATCCACCCAATGGGTAAACGGCCTGTTTAAGTCGCGCTCCGTGACTGTAAACGTCTCACAGTGCGGATAATCTGCAGTTAACTGCGCTGCAAGGGATTCGGCTTGTGACCTGCCAAGCACTACGGCGATTAAGTCTGCCCCGGAATAGATGTCGTATAACATAAGTGTGTGTTTTGTAGTGTGTTGTGGTTGCTGAGTGTTACTTGCGGTTTGCTTTGCGCTTTTGCTTCATCCATTCCTTGCGCGCCGCTTGGCTGGCTAGGCGATTCGATGTAAACGGGCCAAAGTCCTCACGGAGTTGGTTTTCCTGATGGATGGAAACAAAAATCCCCCTTGCCGTAGTAAAAACGTGATAGTCATGTTGGTTTGTCATTATTTTCATATGTTGCTTTTTTGTAGTGTGTTAGATTGCTGAGTGTTACTTACGGTTTGCCTTGCGATAGTCGCAATAGATTGATGCCCAAAGCGATGCAGTTACGAGCATGCAGCCTGCCGAGGCTAGCATGAGCGCAAAGCGTACGTATGCAATGTGTTCTAGGGTATTCATGGAATCGAGTGACATAGGGTTGAGTTTGAGGTTACAGGCAAACGGTTTGGCCAGAAGCACAAAGGAAGAGTCTCTCTGTATCGTCAGTAATTTCGGAGAGCGTCTCATCATCTAAACCTCTCTCGTCCATGACGTCAGAGAGAGCGTGAAGGGTTGAATTGATGCGAACAAACTGATCACCGTCAGAGTCCGTGTGGATTGCTACTGTGAGGCTGTGACTGGCGACAAAACCGTCACGAGTTAAGAGGGTTGCGTCTGTGGAGAGGATGTTTTTTGTCATGTTTGTAGTGTGGTTAAGGTTGGTTATTTGCCGGCTTTCTGTGCTGCGTTAAGCGCCTCGAGCGCAACGATTACGCGTTTGCATGCTGCAAGCCGAGCTTTGCCGAAGATACCAGCTGCGCGGATTGCAAGCACTTCAGCGTGCGCGGATTGGAGTTCTGCGTTGAGGGAGTCGATGGTTGCTGTAGTTGTCATACGTGAGCAAATCTAACGCATGATTATACGATAGCAACAAAAAAGTGAGGATTAGCAAAGAAAAGCGATGCGTCCTGGTGCGTGCGTGTGGTCCGGCGAGTGCACGAGAGACGCGATCGTGGGACGTGCTGCGGAGTGCGTGCGTGCAAATTCGGGGAGCAGTTCGGGGAGCTCGCGAGTGGCGTGCTGGTCGGAGCGAATGTGCGGAGCGGTGCGCAAATGTGCGGAGAGCGTGCGGTGCGTGCTGCGAAGGAAGCGGGAATACCCTAGTGAGTTGGTAAGGTATTCGATTCGTTACAGCCCTTGGATTGTATACAATCACCGCGCACGTGCGCATGGCCTGCCCGCTGCCCGCTGCCCGCTGCGCAGCTCGTTCCAGCCCGTCAATCGACGCTCTCCGGCCATCAAGCGGACCATCCCGTCACCCCTAGTTTGGACGACCCTTGCAAGCTGCTGTGGTTCAGTACGTTGGGTATAACACAATACAAGACAAGTCATATAGAATGGGTTTTTACTCTAGAAATGCCACCACAGGGGGGGAGGGGGTTCGACCTGGTTATACGACGGCGACGGCGACGCATACCCCCCCTCAGATTTTTTTTCGCCAACTGGCCCCCCTCGCACTTGCCCTACGTCTGTAGCTTGGCCTAGCCTGTGTATGGCAGCGTGTGTACATGCTGTGCCGCAGGGGGCAATAGACGAGTTCTGTGGGGATCTCGTCGAGCGGGCACCCGGTTAGCTGGCCCGTGTTGGGCGTAAGCTTGCGCTGCCAATTCTACCCTGACCTTGCATGCTACACCGTGCTGGTGTAGCGTCGTTAGTACTATGACCAAGTACACACTCAGCGAGAAGACGGTGAAGGAGCATCTAGGAGCGACGTATAAGCCTACGTCATACAAGCTCGGGGAGGACTATATTGAGCGTAAGTGCTTCAAGAGCTTTAAGCGCATCTATAGGAGCGATCTCTTGGATGGTACGTTGCGCGTGGAAGAGCCGGTGGAGCAGCCTGTCACCGTGGAGGAATGGCGAGCAGAGGTGCCCCCTGTGGTTACGCCATCAGCGGTACATAACGAGAGTACGCAGCAGAAGATCGTGTACTTGTACCCCAACAAACGTTGGGTGCGCACAGATGTCGAGGATATGGTGTTTGTCGGTATGAAGGGCGTCAACTTTCGTCAGGGTCAACACATTTGGGTTAAGAACAAGACGCTATGCATAAGATGACGCTTAAGGACAAGTTAGCGGTATATAACAAGCTTGAGCAGCTTAAGAGTAAGCTTAAGTCGCTTATCTTCGCATTAAGCGCAGGTTATGTTCTGCATATCGCGCTTAAGTGGGCGTTAAGCTTGGTGAATGCACAAGAGATGCAGCTTAACACGTTTGAGTTGGCGATACTGTGGATTATCTGTTCTTAAGCTAGAGCTTACTTCTTACTGAGTAGTTAAAGTTAAGCTTTATCTTGCTCTCTTACTCTTGCTTCGTGTTGCCGTGCGCACCGGGCTTTGCCCAGTGCTTACTCTCGCAGCTAACGCTGCTCACCGGAGGAGATAAACAATCCGGCAAGGAGAGTTGCGAGTGAGCATAGTACCCCCAAGACTCAGCATTACTGCCTATCTTGGGGGAGTACTATACAAAAAGGAGATCAACGATCCGTATAAGTGTCGTCGTTTCGTTTCGCAATTACAGTCATGAGTGATGGCTACCCGTTCGGGAAACTCTTGCCCTTCTCGTAGGCGTGACTGTCAGCACTCTGCAACTTTGAGACCGAAGCAGATGTTTAATCCAGCTCAAGAGGAATAGCTGGAACCATTTAGTCGCTCGTGCGTCCGATGTTTCAGGTGGCGCAGAAGGTACACGGTCGCTTATTTGACGACACAACAAATTTAGAGCATCTTCAGGGAAAGTCAACTGTATGAATGAAGAAAAACAGGAAATTATCGAGAAAGTTTTAGCCTATAAGCTGGAGGAACATCCGACTCTGCCGGCACCCAATAAGCGGCAGCGGCTGGAGATGATCGAGAACATTGGCCCGGAGAAGGTGCTTGATCTGTTCCTGATGCGGGAGAACAAGATTAAGGCGGAGCAGAACGATCCTATGCGGTATGGCCACGAGCTGCCGCACTGGCCGGATGCGGATAAGCTGCTCGACCGTTTTAACGAGATCGTCGTCCTTGGCGGGAATAGATGCCTAGCTGGCGAGACGGAGATATACGATCCTGTGGCAAAGGTTTACAGACGCATAGATCAGATTACGGAACCGTTTTACGTTGAGTCCTGGGACTTTGATCTTAAGAAGAAAGTACAGGGACGCGCATCAAAGCCCTTTCAGAAGCCTGTTGATAACTTATACCGTGCTGTTCTAAGCAATGGAGAACAAATTCTTTGTTCGGCAGAGCACCGAGTTTCAACTCCCTTCGGATGGAGTTCCCTAAAAGACATTGGACTCGGCGGGCTTGTCGCTTCTCATCTGACAGGCAAAAGTTGGTTCTCTTCTTTCCTTGGTGCGCTGCCCTTATTCTTGCTAAACCTTCTTCCGTCCAGCGTGGGCACTTACCTTTCAAAGTTGCGCGAAGATGTTCTGCATTGGAGCGAAACAGTTCAAGATTTTCTATCCGATTATCCGTCGTCACTTCGTTTTTATGATGGACGACTTCTTTTGGGTCTAAAAACCGTCCTAGGTGAGCTTCCATCACAAGTCGATGCTCAAGAATGTAAGGAGTATGCTTTTTACGATGAGGATGGTCTGGCACGTAAATCTCAATGTACCCGTCCTTATTTTGTATTCGGCCTCCACGCCATCCTTTGTGCAGGTTCCCGCTTCTTGGCCCGCTTCTCGGACATTGGATGTTATATTCACGGCACACCTTCGACAGGTACGCTGTTGAGTATTTGTGACCATGTAGGCGCTGAATTTCATCCAAAATGCACTGTAAGGTGTCTCCACGCGCGATTGCGGCGGCTAGTTCAGTCTGCGATATCATTGATTTTAAGGGTGGTCTCATGGGCTTTAACTAAACACAACGAACTTAGACTCGTCAAGGTTTATCATAAACGAAAAGATACAGTATGGGATATCTCCGTTGATGGGTATGTTAACTACTTTATTGGAGGCATTTTACATAAAAATTCAGGCAAAACTGAGTACGCAGCCAAACGTATGGCCCAGGCTTTCATCGGCACTGATCTTAATGGCCAAGCGCCGTCCTGGGTAAAGGAACGCTATAACAAGCGTAACATCCGCATCTGGTGCTTTCACACTAACCACATGACTAGTGTGTCAGCCCAACAGAACGTCTTTTACAAGTACCTGCCGCCTGAGATACGCAACATTAAGCGAACTAATCATACACAGATTAGTTTTAGCCAGAAGAATGGGTTCAGCGACAATACGGCGGTGTACATGGGTAACCAGATCTGGTTTCTCAACTACGCCCAGGACATTAAGGTCGTCGAAGGTGGTGAAGTGGACTACGTCTGGTGCGATGAACTTGTCCCGCAGAACTGGCTCGATACACTGCGCTACCGTCTAGTGACTCGGTCTGGGAAGCTGATCGTCACCTTTACGCCGGTGCAAGGCTACACCCAGGTCGTGAAGGAGTACATTAACAGTGCCAAGGTTACAGCTACCCGCAAATCTCCATTATTACCCAATAACAATGTTCTAACGGTCCCTAAAGGCGAGATGCCCTATCAAGCGGAGAACTTGTATGGTAGACATGCGTGCATCTGGTATCACACCGAGCTTAACCCGTACAACAACTGGGAGCGTATGAAACAGGAGCTGTCTGGCCGCTCTAGCCACGACATTAAGATCCGCGCTTATGGTTGGGCCGATCAGACGGCTGGCTCCGAGTTTCCCATGTTTGGTGACCATAACCTGTGGAAAGGTGACGCGGAAGAGGTTATTCTAGAAGGTAGCAACTACATGGCGGTCGATCCAGCAGGCGCTCGGAACTGGTTTATGCTCTGGGCTAGGGTAGATAAGCACGGTATACTATGGGTCTATCGAGAATGGCCCGATCAAAGCTACGGTGAATGGGCATTGCCAAGTGATAAGCCTGACGGTCGAGCTGGCCCGGCACAGAAGGCGGGTGCAGGCCGTGGGGTGAACGAGTATACTGAGCTTATCTGGAGCCTTGAGACTGCCGGGGACAAGCGTGAGATGATCGTAGACCGTTGGATTGACCCTCGGACCGCTGGCACGGAGACGATCACTAAAGACGGTGGAGTCACTGTGCTTGATTTACTTAGTCAGGCTGACAATCCGCTTATCTTTACGCCTTCAGCAGCCCTGCCAATTGAGGAGCGCGTGCTATTAATTAATGATCTTTTGTCATGGGATAGAGAAAAACCAATGATAAAAGGTGAAAACCACCCAAAACTAATGGTTCACGAGTCTTGCCAAAACTTAATATATAGTTTAAAGGAATGGACTGGACAAGACGGGCAAAAAGGTGCTAGTAAAGATCCAATTGACGCTTTAGGGTATATGGTTGTTATGCAGCCGATATACTTTGGCGGTTTAGATTGGGAAAAACAATCTAAACGAATGTCTATGACAGGAAGTTATTAACATGATATCACCAGTTGACCCTTTAGCTATTGCTTCAGATACGCCTGACATTGGCGAACTATTGAGCGAGTACAATCGCTCGATGATTAACTCGTCGCAGGGTAACTTGGTGACGAAGTTTGATAACATCCGTTTTGCTAGATGGTCTGGTCAAACTGATGACGGGAAAAAGCATAGTGAAGCCCGTCCAAATGGCAGTCCAGCTTGGCCATTTGAAGGTGCAAGCGACGTTCGTAATCGCTTGATCGACTCGTCCTGCAACGAGCTTTCCGCGCTGCTCGTCACAGCCTTTCAGCGTGCAACCATTAGAGCATCCGGGGTGACGCTTGACGATGCGCCGATGAGTGGCATTGCAACAAACCTTTTGCACTGGATTCGCGACTCTAAGATGCCGCAGGAGCTTCGCAAGGAGGCTGAGCTTGGTGCGCAGTACGCCTTGCAGTATGGCTGGAGCGCGTTCTTTGTAGGCTGGCAGCAGAGTATTAGCAAGCGTACACAAGAGATCACCGCTGAAGAACTTTTCCAGATGGCTGCACAAGCACAAGGATCGGTGTTGGCCGAGTTGCCGCAGATGATCTTGGACGCTCCAGACCAAGCTGCTGCGATACTTCAGGCTGCAATACCTGACTTGGACGCCTCGGAAGCTAAGCGCATGGTCAACGAGATGGCGACGACTGGCAGAGCGACGTATGACCAAGAATACGTCAGCCGCAATCTTCCCGAGATCGTTGCGCTGAAGCCTTGGGATGAGATCATCGTTCCGCCAGAGACGGCTGACTTGCAGCGATCACGGGTAATCTATCGCAGGACGTGGATGTCTGAAGTTGAGTTGCGCGAAAAGATCACCACAGAAGGCTGGGATCCAGACTGGGTTGAGCGTGCATTGCAGCAAATTGGCAAGAGTAGCTCGTTCTACAACATCAACCTGCTGCCTACGACAACCATGTTGGTTTACAACGGCGTAAACTACATGAACATGGTGGAGGTTGTTTATGCTTATACCAAGAGTCTCGACGGAAAAGCGCCCGCGATTTACTACACCGTTTTTTGTCCGCAAGCAGCCTCAAACCGAAAAGAAGATGCAGCATCGTGGGCTATCCATCAAAGACTTGATTACGCTCATGGCGAATACCCGTTTG